ATTTTAACATAGAAAAACATATAACAAGAGTAACAGCAGAGTGGAAGTCAGATAAGTATGGTTATTATTTGGAGAATGGTACTAAGCGTATATATCCAGAAAGCAATCAGGTATCGATAAATTTGGGACCGTCACCTAACGGAATTATTGGTGAGGGTGCTGCATTATTGAGCGATACTAAAGAGAGTATTTTGTCTAAATCCAATATGGATGAAGTCGAAAGTATTCCATCTTTTCAAGGTCTTTTTGTTATTGGAAGTAAAGTCATAGGACACTTTTCGAGGATTAAATATCAAGGAAAGGATTGTCTAATAACAGCTGCACACGTCTTAACGTACAATCAGTATAGTACTATTGATATGGTTAATATAAATCGTGCCATTAAAGTACCATTTGATAGTAGTAAAGTCAAGGTTTTAGCCTTCTCTCCTACAGATTCAAATGATTACTTGGTGTTACAATTGCCTGGTAGTGTTTTTAGTTTGTTACAGTTAACAAAAGCAACTGTAGCAAAAAGTGTTAGAAAGAGTGAATCAGTGATGGTATACTCAGTAGATGCTGAGGGTGCTAAAACAATGTCAATGGGATTAATCAATGCACATGATAAATTCGGAAAAATTAGGTATGGATGTTCAACTATTAAATCTACTTCCGGTGCTCCGGTATTAAATATGAGAAAGCAGATAGTAGGGATACACACCGAATTAGGCGATAGAGCGAATTTTAATATAGGATCAAGACTGTATTTCTTTCGCAATCATAAAGAATCACCCCAGAATGATTCTATTGATGAAAATAACTATGACATGGTAGAGGAGAGGGTAGATGATTATTATTCTAATATAGAAGAAGGTCGAGACTTCAGTGGAATCGACTGGGATAATTATGCTAATTACCTCAATTTTGCCGTATATTTAGACCCTGACGATGAAGCCCATGATAGATGGGATGAAAGTGAATATCGTGAGAGAAAACGTAATGAATTTCGTCAAGCTTATATCTTTGAGAGTGACGAACCAAATTGGGGTGTGGCAATGGAGTTAGAAGAACAAGCTAGAAAATATATGGATCTTGCAGACGACTATTCTGAATTTAAAGAACTCAAGAAGCTGGAAAGAATGGAGCGCAGAGCGCTTGAAAATTTTAAGAAAGCTGCAGATGAGAATAAAAAGAAGGAATATGTGCGTGTCAAGTATTCAGGTGGTTCCTATGTTGAACCAGGTGTAAGATACCAAGCACAAGTTAAACATGGCGTACAACGTAAGTCTTTCTTATATATGAAAGATTTCGAAGATATGAGAGAAACCATAGATATGAGTAAAGAAACTATAACTTATTGCCCACATTGTCTTGTAGTAACAAATACTAAGAAATGTCCATCATGTAAGTTTGTTTCCAAGTTTTGGAATCCAGACAAGGCAACGATAGACAACTTTTTATTAGATTACTACAAATCATTGTGTCAACTAGTGGAGAAAGCAAATTTCTGTCCAGAGTTACGTGAAAAGATGTTGACAACTTATTTTAAGAGGTGCCAAAAGGCTATGGATTTACATGAATTATTAGAATTTCATAAAGGTGAAAGAGGTTATGGACCAAACAATCCAGATACTGAGAAAGTAATCGATATTTTACCAGAAGCACTACGAGAAATGGTGTTCCAACCCAATGTCGAGGTGTTGGAAATTGGTAAAGAAATTCTAGTAGAAGTTAAACAGCCTGAAGATTTCACAAATTGTAAAGATTATAATGATGATAATCGGAACGAATTAGTGAGAGATGGACCTACATGTAACGCAGAAGTGGACAAGCAAACTTTTAAATTTTTATTAAAACAACTAGATGAAACAGCTACAGAGACAAAGGAAGTTCCAGTAGAGAAAAGTGCTGAATATGTCAGTACTTTGATAGAAACTAAAGACGCTCTTAAGGAGAGAAAGTACAAAGTTTTAACTCTTGAAGAGGAAATTAAATTGTCTAGCATTTGTCCAGGTGCGGATAAGATTGATAGTGTTGAAAAACTAATACTATGTGTATTAGATAATAATAAACAAACGCAAGCTCTTATCCGAGTTTTAATGAAAGCTAATGCCAATGTTGAACAAAGCCGATTAGGGACGTTGGTGGAAACTCAAGAGAAATTAATTTCAAAGGCTTTAGAGAAAGCTCATATGGATACTGAAGATGTTTCAAAAGTATCTGTAGATATTAAGATTAAACCAATCGGAAAACAATTGGAAAAGCCTAGTAAAGAAAGTGAATTTTTAGCCAGAATGGAAAAAGAGTCACAGATTAAAGAAAAGCAAAAATTGGAGTTGATTGAGGATGAAATTAGTACTAAGAAATTAATGGAAACGAGTGTTCAGGTGGGTAGTCCTTTTGTTAATTTTAAGAAAATTCTAAAACCTAGCAGTGAACAATCTAGAATAGATTCTGAACCGGAAAAGGTTAAAGAACAAAAGACTGGGAACCAAAATGTACCAGGTAAGAAGTCTATAGACAAGTATAACGTATACAAGGATGTAGATGAAACAAAGAAATTAAAGGAAGAGTTAGAGAAGCTCAAGAAAGCCAAAGAAGTTGAGAAACTTAAGGCCGAGATTGACAAACTCAAAAAGACAACTAAACCACCAGCACCACAAAATAAAAGCAAGGAGACAAAAGATCCAAAGAAGATAGAGAAAACAAGAATTCAGATTAGATTGAGGGAATTGGCAAAATCAGCTAAACCAGGCGAAAACGCCCAAATAGATGCTGAATTTGCGGAACTAAAGAACAAATTACATCATTTAAACCAATAAGCCCCAGCCACGACTGGGGCAATTGGTATGAATGGACTGAACGAAAGGCATTTTCTGAGAAATCTACAATTGTAGGGAAAAGCTATATAACACCTATACCATCGAAGCCGATTAAGTATAGTGAGTTTTTCCATAGAGCTAGAGCTATTTTACCAGAATTGACTAATTTTGGTTGGCCTGACCGCAGTGCGCAGTCAGAAAAAGCAAGTTTTAAGCTACAATGTGATAGACATGAAGATGTGCCTATTGATCAGAATGTCATTAATATGGTTAATGACATTGTTCTACCTCAGTATATCGAACATTCTATGCCAGCTTGTTTGGAAGTCTATAACAGACAGGAATGGGATAAATATATCGATTTCCTTAAAGAGTGCGTTAAACCAGATGCTAGTCCAGGAGTTCCATATATGGATACTGCCTCAACAAACAAGAAATTATTTGATACGTTAGGTAAAAAGATAAACAATATTATTCTTGACAGAATAGAAAAACTACTCTCGATTGACAAAGAAATTGTTTTAAATATGACACCTATGGAACGTATAGATATTGGTCTTGTAGATCCGGTACGTGTCTTTGTTAAAGACGAACCACATAAGTTGAAGAAACTACTTGAAGGAAGAGTTAGGTTAATTATGTCAGTATCAATAGTTGATAAGATTATTGAGATGTTACTGCATCGACACTGTAATAAGTTAGAGATAGAATATCACAATACAATCCCGTCCAAACCCGGAATGGGTTTCGATGTTGATGAAACAACCAAAATATATGACGAGGTTCATGAGATGAGTGAACCAACAGGTCAAGACGTACAAGGTTGGGATTGGAGTTATCAAGGATATATGACTCTCAATGAGGTTGAGAGAAGACGTAGATTAACTACTAACTGGACAATTCAATGGTTTAAAATAGCTTACACTCAGGCTATTTGTTTTTCTCATGTCGTTTTTATGTTTTCAGACGGCATCATGGTAACTTGTAATTACGATGGTATACAGTTATCAGGAAGGTATTTAACAAGTTCTAGCAATTCTTATGGTAGGGTATTCATAGGCAACTTGGTTGCTCTTATACAGGATACCAAAAACTACAAGATTATAGCAAACGGTGATGACTCTGTTGAAGAGTTTATAGAAGGAAGTTCAGAAGTTTATGAGGAATTAGGTTTCAAAATTAAACAATGCGAAAAGATCGAAGATCAGTTCGAATTCTGTTCCAATATCTATTATAAAAATTGCAGTTATACAAATAACCCCTGCAAAACACTGATGAATTTGTTACACCAAGATGTTTCAGATAAACTAATGTTGCAAGCCACTATGTTACAGTGGCAGGATGAAATGGAGTATTGTCCACAATTCCAACAATATATTGAAGTTTTGAAGAACATAGGGTTCTTTGACTTGGCGGGGAGTCAAAATGAGTCAACCAAACTCAGGTCCGAAACCGCAGAGAGCGGTGTTCAGACAACAACAACAACAACAAAAACCACAGCCCAGTGGTAAAAGAAAGGGCAGAAAACGCAATAAACAAAACAACACTAGGGTTGTTCAATCAGGCTCAAATTATTCCCAGATGATTTCAGCTAGAGGTGTAGCGGACAATAAGATGCTCAAACGCATTGGTATTTCAGTTCCAAGACTGAGTAACACTGCTATGGGCTTCTTTAAATGCGCGTTTGCTCCACCTGATTTCAACAACACGGGTTTTGCTGGCGTACCAGATGCTTTCCGAGGCAAGTCACTTGTAAAGAAGCATAAATACGTCTCACAGCAGACATTAACAGCTAACACAGATGTGTACTACCTGTTATTGCCTATACCAGGCTCAGCATTTTACTCGGTAAATGCGGGCGCTGTGGGAACAGCAATAGTACAAGGTTCTGTTTTCAATGCCGTATCATATAGTGATAGAGCTTCTCTATTCGGTGCAGGTTCAAGTAACACAGCCGATGTAGTCGATTCATTCAGATATTTATCCAATCACATTGAGATAATTCCGACATGTAATGCGACGCAATGGGGAGGATCAATCACAGCGTGGAAGGCTCCAATCAAGGTCCAATTAGCTGGCAGTGCTGGTGCTGGACTGTGGTCAATTACTGGATTACAAGCATGTAATGCTCAAAATCCAGAATGCTACACAGGTCCATTCAATCAAGGATTGTATGCTGGATGTTTTAATGAATCCAGCGACTGGTCATTTGCATCTGTCGTAGAGGGTATCGTTAACATTCCAAATGGCGCACCAGCCGGTGGCGAATTTGGTCAAATATCAACTGCATCAGCATTTCCGGGCTATGACAATAACTTTGAAGCACTAATAGTCAAAATTAGCAATCCACTTGGGTCGGCTAATTCATGTATCGTGAAAACATGGTCATGTGTTGAATACAAGGTTCAACCAGGAACAGGTCTATATGAATATGCAACGGTATCTCCTAAAGAGGAACACAATGTAATGGCTTTATATAAGGAAATTACAATGTCATTACCAGTTGGTGTATCATTTTTAGACAACGATACTTTTTGGCAGAGAGTGTTAGGTATTGTAAGAGGCTTGACAAAAGCTGGAACGGCACTACCAGGTCCATATGGTATGGTATCGGGAGGTGCAAATATGATAGCAGAGGGAATCAACAGCCTTGCCTTTTGAGGTTTTGCTCAATGTGTTTTCAAGCTAACTGGGGAGTAAACCCCTCAAATCCAGAGAAAACTGTAAACCTCATATAGTCTAAAATATGAACTGGG